GCAGAAGGGAATGGTGGAAAGCACACCCCGAAGCAGTGAAGAAAAGCGAGAAGGCTTCCTACACGCTTGTATGTGAGCAGTGCGGGAAGCCATTTATTTCCTATGGAAACAAGAACAGAAAATACTGTGGCCGTGAATGTTACTTCCGGCACAGATTTTTAGCAGAGGAGGATCAGGAAGATGCAGTTTCAGAGTTATAAGATAGCAGACCTTATCCCCGCTTCCTATAATCCAAGAAAGAAGCTGAAGCCGGGTGATAAGGAATATGAAAAAATCAAGAACTCCATTAAAGAGTTCGGATATGTCGAGCCGATCATCATCAACTCAGACATGACCATTATCGGAGGACACCAGAGAGCCACGGTTCTTTCAGACCTTGGATATACGGAAGTGGAGTGTATCATGGTCGACATTGACAAGACCAAGGAAAAGGCACTCAATGTTGCCCTTAATAAGATCACGGGTGAATGGAATAAGGAACTTCTGGCAGATCTTATCAAAGACCTTGAGGATTCCGATTTTGATGTCGGTGTCACGGGTTTTGAACCGCCGGAGATAGAACAGCTTTTCAATTCCGTGCATGATAAGAAGATCACGGAAGATGATTTTGATGTGGAAGCGGAGCTTGCAAAACCGACCGTTGCAAAGACGGGTGATGTATGGGTGCTCGGAAAGCACCGTGTCATCTGCGGTGATTCCATTCTGCCGGAGACATACGATACATTGATGGACGGCAGGAAGGCAAACCTTGTGCTGACGGATCCGCCATACAATGTAAATGTTGAGGAGACAGCCGGAAAGATAAAAAATGACAACATGCCGGATGAGGATTTCTATAAATTTCTGTTCGCGGCATTCGTCAACATGGAGCAGTCGATGGAACAGGATGCTTCCATTTATGTTTTCCATGCGGATACGGAAGGACTGAATTTCAGAAAGGCATTCAAGGATGCCGGGTTCTACCTTTCCGGCTGCTGCATCTGGAAAAAGAATGCACTGGTCCTTGGAAGGAGTCCATATCAGTGGCAGCATGAACCGTGCCTGTTCGGATGGAAGAAGGGCGGTAAGCACCAGTGGTATTCCGACAGAAAGCAGACAACCATCTGGGAATATGACCGTCCGAAGGCGAGCAGGGATCATCCGACCATGAAACCCGTGGCACTTATGGCATATCCGATACAGAACTCATGCATGAGCAACTGCATCGTGCTTGACCCGTTCCTCGGATCAGGTTCAACACTGATCGCCTGTGAGCAGACGAACCGTATCTGCTATGGCATCGAGCTGGATGAGAAGTTTGTGGATGTCATCGTGAACCGCTACATTGAACAGCGTGGTTCGGATGCTGATGTATATGTGCTCCGTGATAATATGAAAATTTCATATCAGGATTTATGCAGGGGAGGGATGTATAATGAAGCAGATGACATTTCTTGACCTGTGTTCCGGCATAGGCGGTTTCAGGCTCGGTCTTGAAACTGCCGGCCATAAGTGCATCGGATACTGTGAATATGATAAATTTGCAAGAGCCTCCTATGAGGCAATGTATGATACGGAAGGAGAGTGGAAAGCTCATGATGTCACAAAACTTAAATCCGAAGATGTCCCCTATGCAGACATCTGGTGCTTCGGATTCCCATGTCAGGACATCTCCGTTGCCGGAAAACAGCGGGGACTGGTCGGAAAAAGAAGTGGAATATATTACAACATTATTGACCTCATCAAAGGCAAAGAAGAAAGTGCTAAACCCACATACTTACTTGTTGAGAACGTTAAGAACCTGTTATCGATCAATGCAGGATTCGATTTTGCCTCAGTTCTGTCTGAAATGGACGAAGCAGGGTATGACTGTCGGTGGCAGGTGCTTAACTCCAAAAACTTCGGAGTGCCACAGAACCGTGAGCGTGTGTTCATTATCGCAAATCTTAGAAGCAGAGGTAGACGAGAAATATTACCTCTCACCGGAGAAAACGCAGCAGCTCTTAACCAGCTTATAGGAGGTATGCAGGGTTACCGTGTTTACGGGACGGACGGCATCTCCGCAACGCTTGTCGGCAATGCAGGAGGCGTGGGTGCAAAGACTGGGCTTTATTTCATCGACCAGAGCAACCATGATCCGAAGATCACGGACACGGCAAGATGCCTGACTGCACGGTACACTGCCGGGATGACTAACCACACGGCAATGAACTCAGCGGTGCTTGAGGTTCATCCGGTCCTGACACCGGAACGTAAGGAGAAAAGACAGAACGGCAGACGCATGAAGGATGACGGAGAACCGATGTTCACGCTGACCTCTCAGGACAGACACGGTGTGTATGTCTGTAAGAAGGCAGATTCCGTGAAAGTCAGGAATGCCACAAAGACAGGATACGATGTTGCCCATGAAGGTGACGGCATCAATCTTGCGTATCCGGACAGTGCAACCAGACGGGGCCGTGTAGGTAAGGGATGCTCCCAGACGCTGGACTGTTCCGGTCAGATGGGTACGCTCATGAGGGGCGGACGCATCAGAAGACTGACACCGAGGGAGTGCTTCCGGTTACAGGGATTTTCTGATGAGCTGTTTGACCGTGCATCGGCTGTCAACTCCGATGCACAGCTATATAAACAGGCGGGAAATGCGGTGACGGCAACTGTAGCATATGCGGTTGCGATGTCCCTGCCGGAGTCCAGAAACTGACGTTACATTTTCTTTTGGAAAGTACCATTATCTGCTTGACTATATGGGCGTTCAGAGTGATATATGGTACTACCAAAAGGAAAGGAGATCAGCAGAATGGAAATCATAACAAACGCTGAAAACAGAAAAGAACTGGTAAAAGCCTTAGCCGGGCATTTCGGACAGAGGTCAGAGTACCTTGGACCACCAAGTTTTGCATACCGCATCGGCAGCATCACGGTGGACAGGGATGCAAAGGTCATCCTTGAAGATGACAGTATGGAAGATGAGGTGAGAAGGGTGCTTTTTCAGAACGATGTTGCAGAAGAAACACAGGAACCACAGACGGAAGAAACGGAAGCAGAGATTATGATACCGATCGGGGATATGACACCGCAGGGAATCATCAACCTGATAAACATGATGCATTCCAAGCAGTATCTTATCAACAGGGCAGCCGGAAGGGAGTGCATTTCCATTACGGATACGCTGACAGATGCACTTGCCGAAAGAACCTTTGAAAATACGGAAGAAGCGGTAAGGTTCATTACGGAACAGGGCGGATGCAAGGGAGTCACATTTAAGGATGGAAACATTGACTTTACGGGCTTCCCGCATACGGACAGCATGATGGAATACTGCAGACTGGCATCGGCCATTGTAAAGAAGGCATCGGAACAGAAGCGGGTGAATCCGAAGCAGACCATCGAGGAAAACGAGAAATATTACATGAGGGCATGGCTTGTTTCCATCGGATTTGGCGGGAGCGAAGGAAAGGAAGTAAGAAATTTCTTCCTTAAGGGACTGAAAGGACACACGGCATTCAGAACCCCGGAAGATGCGGAGAAATGGAAAGCCAACCGTAGGGCAGAAAGGGGGACAACGGTATGTTCGGAGTAAACAGACAGACACTTGAAAGACTCAGAAAAGAATATCCTGCGGGAACCAAGGTGGAACTTATCCGCCTTGATGACCCATACAGAAAGATACCATCAGGAACCATCGGAACGGTCGAGTTCGTGGATGATGCGGGACAGCTCCACACGGTGTGGGAAGGACATGGTTCTCTTGCAATGATCTACGGAGTGGATGAATGGAGAAAGGCAGATACCAATGAATAAGATAACGACCGTATGTTACGGTAAGGAAGATACATGGGAAACGAAGGAAGCTGCGGAGCAGTTCTTCCTTCAGGCCATGATGGGTTCTGACGGAAGTGAACGGGACCGGTATACAAATATATACATAAAACTGCAGATGGGGCTGACCTACTGCACGGATGAAGAATTCTAAACGAGGTGGATAATGAAAGAAATCAGAAGAAAGCTGATGGCACTGATGAAGAAGCATCAGATGGGGATAACGGAATTTGCAGAGAAATGCGGTATGGAAGAGGGAAGGCTGGAAAGGATCCTCCACAGCAGGGGAAGGCTTACACCGGCCGAGGCAGTAAAGATTGCAGCAGCCTTCGGTCAGACGATGGAAGAAGCGTTTGATATCGAACCCCTTCCAATGGATGAAGTCCGAGAAATGGAAAATACGGAGTTTCATAAGATGGTGACGGAGCATCTGAACACGATAGCAAAGATACACAAGACAACTCCTGCAGAATTTGCAGAGCAGTGCGGTCTGAAGGAGCGGAGGGTAAAGAATCTGCTGGACGGCAAGGCAGGGATGAGTATTGTTGAAGCGGTAAAGATTGCGGAAGGGTTCAATGTATCTCTTGATTATCTGCTTGGATATTATCCGTATCCGCTGCCGACACCGAAGACGGAAGAACAGGTCCGTGCCTATGAGGCAATCGGAAAAATGAGTCTCGATGAACTTGCGGAATATGCAGAAAAATTAAGGGAAGAACTGCCACAGGAAGAGTCATAATATACACAATTCCAACCGCAGATGTTTGTGCAGTTTATGGCTCATATATAACTGGATATATGTGTGTTTTAGAGCGAATATGTACCTACCGAAAGGGAAGAAAACAAACGGAGGTACAAGCCATGAACGAAAGGATTGTAAGACAGATTGAGGAAATGAAGAAACAGACCATCGGAGTTGAGGTCGAAATGAATAACATCAGAAGGGATAAGGCAGCAGAGCTTGCCGCCGCATTCTTTGGAACAGGAAGATTTGAAAACACGGCTTCCAGAAACGGATATTATACATGGTCAGCATGGGATGCGGACGGAAGGGAATGGAAATTCCAGAAGGATGCCAGCATTGCGGGACCGGATGATAAGAAATGTGAGCTGGTGACACCGATCCTTACCTACAACGACATTGAAACACTGCAGGAACTTATCAGAAAGCTCAGACATGCGGGAGCAAAGAGCGATGCAACAAGGGGATGCGGGGTACACATCCACATCGGTGCAAAAGGGCACACACCGCAGACACTCAGAAATCTCGCAAACATCATGGCGGGGCATGAGAACCTTCTGGCGGATGCCTTAGACCTTGACAGGGGAAGGATGAACCGCTACTGCAGAACGGTAGACCCAAGATTCCTCAAGGAACTCAACAAGAAGAAACCGAAGACGATGGCTGCCCTTGCAGATATCTGGTACACCTCGAACGGAGCAAGCTACGGACGGAATCAGCATTACAACGACAGCAGATACCATATGCTGAACTACCATGCAACCTTTACAAAAGGAACGGTTGAATTCAGACTTTTCCAATTCGATACCCCGGCAGACGGAAAGCTGAACGGACTGCATGCGGGACAGCTTAAAAGTTACATCCAGCTCTGCCTTGCACTCAGCCAGATGGCAAAGGAAGTAAGGACGGCAAGCCCGAAACCGCAGCAGACAGAAAATCCAAAATACGCAATGAGGACATGGCTTTTAAGACTCGGATTCATCGGGGATGAATTCAAGACGGCAAGGGATATCCTCACAAAGAGACTTGCAGGAGACACCGCATTCAGAAGCGGAAGGGCTGCTTGAAGAGAACAGCCTCCTGCCACCTTGGAGCATTGACCGCCACGTGCGGTCTTAAGGTGGTAGAAGGGTGTTCCCTTCGGAAAGGATGGAAACATTATGCAGAAAAGATATTACATTGCTTACGGCAGCAACCTGAACATCAGACAGATGCGGATGAGATGCCCGCATGCGAGGGTGATCGGAACTGCAGTTATTAAAGATTATGAACTGCTTTTCAAGGGAAGCCTTACGGGTGCCTATCTTACCATAGAACCCAAGAAGGGCGGAGAGGTTCCCGTTGCAGCATGGGAGGTCACGGAATCGGATGAGGCGGCACTTGACCGCTACGAAGGATTCCCAACATTTTATTACAAAAAGGAAATGGAACTGGACATCAAAGGAATACGAACGGGAAAGATACGGAGAAGGAAGTGCTTTGTGTATATCATGCATGAAGAACGGAAGATAGGAGTACCTTCCCTTTCCTATGTAAGCACATGCCTTCAAGGGTATGTCAGCTTCGGATTTGATGAGCACTACCTTTCCGAAGCACAGATAAAAGCGGTGGAGGTGGCAGGATATGAAGAGTGAAATACTGCGGATACGGATATGCCCCCGATGCGGGGAAAGATACGCAGCACCGCCAGCTTTATCAAGGACTGACGGAACAACGCTTATCTGCCCCGACTGTGGCACACGTGAGGCTCTTGAGAGCATCGGTGTCGGGGCAACGGAACAGGATCAGATCCTTGAAACCATCCACAGGTCACAGCGGTAATATGTACAATTCCTCCGGCAGATCTTTGTGTACATTACGGGCAGATATGACTGGATAATATCTGCATTCAGAGCGAATATGTACCTACCGAAAGGGAAAAAAGAAAACGGAGGAACATATGATGGAAACAAAAATCACAACAGCAGAGAATTTAGGAATGGAACTTTATGGATGCATGAATTCAGCAGTCCTTGATTACGGGGATTACACGGTTGCGGTATGGGATCATTGCTTTAAAGGAAGCGTTGCAGAGGTTTACGAGCTGGTCGAGACCCCGGAAGAAACCGGACTTGGAAGATGCGAGTGCAGAATTTCAAGGATCGAAAGAAAAGAAGGATTTGAGGATGCCGGGCATGCGATGGCATGGGCACTCACCAAGGTAAAATAACAGGAAGGGCAGGGCATGATCCCCTGCCTTTTATCATGTACATTTACACAATATATTGCCGTTATCTTTGTGTACATTATGGTGCTGAAATGACTGGATATGATCAGCGTTTAGAGCGAATATGTACCTACCGAAAGGGAAAACAAAGAAAACGGAGGAACAAAACCATGAAGAAGATTGAAATTTTTGAAAGAGCCATCAAAGAGGGAGGAAGCCTTAAGGATTACGGAATCAATGCAACGGTGTTTGCAGCATACAGAAACCTTGAATACACAGGAAACAAAGACCTCGATTTTGCTGATACCATCTGGGATCACGATATTGCAGAGATCACAGAGACCTTAAGGGAAAACGGAATCAAGGAATTTACGATAAGCAGCACCTTTTCAGGGCTCATCGAAACACTTGCTGCTTTTGAAAAAGAAGGAATAAAGATGGCGGGACTTACCGAGGTGAACGCAGGATACACAGATTTTATGACCGGGAAAAAAGCAAGAATCCCGGCAATCAGAATGACACTTTAAAAACACACGGATAACAAAGCAAAGGACCTCTCCGGAGGTCTTTTATTATGCCCATTTTTACGAGGAGGTGAGGACAGTGGCACAGAGAGGAAGAAAACCAAAGCCTACGGCAGTAAAGGTGCTTGAGGGAAATCCGGGCAAGAGAAGCCTTAACACGGGCGAACCAAAGCCTGAGAAAAAGGCCCCGCGCTGTCCGGCATGGCTTGAGGACGAGGCAAAGAAAGAATGGAAAAGGATGGCGAAACAACTGGAGCATCTCGGCATCCTGACGGAAATAGACATGGCAGCATTCGCAGGATACTGTCAGGCATATGCAAGATGGAAAGAAGCAGAGGAATTCATCACACAGCACGGTGCAATCGTGAAGACTCCGAGCGGTTACTGGCAGCAGGTACCACAGGTATCCATTGCCCAGACCTATCTGAAGATCATGAATAAGTTCTGTGAGCAGTTCGGCCTTACACCGTCTGCAAGAAGCCGTATTTCAACGGATAACGGGGAAGACAAGCAGAACGATGAAATGGAGCTTCTGCTTGTGAAAGGCGGTGCAAAGTAATGTTTGATAAAGCAAAAGCGGATCATGCGGTGAATTTTATCAACTGCCTGAAACACACCAAAGGACGGTGGCGGGGAGTTCCTTTTGAACTTCTGCCTTGGCAGGATGAGATCATCCGCACGATCTATGGAACAGTAAAAGAAAACGGATACAGGCAGTACAACACCTGTTATTGTGAGATACCAAAGAAA